GTAAGATGTTTAGAGGGGCTATAGGTCAAACTATATGGAAGTTCAAGCCTTATCAATGGCATCAAATGCGTGCTGAATGGAAATATTTTGACACATACAAAAAAAGTATAAAGCATTTAGGAAGAGGTGAAAGACTTATAAGGTATGCTAAACTATTTAATCCAAATCATATTCCAAAATCTAGAGTTGAAATGAGGATGAAAAGGTTTTTAGGTACTAGGTTTTTATGGGCTGTAGCAGGTAGCACTAAGTATACTATGATACCAATGCTAAATGCAGTATATCGTACTGCTTATAATGTTATTAGGGGATTGACTGGCCAAGGATTAGGCCCAGCTATAAGGGGTGGTTCATCGGTTATAATACAGTCAACATTGCAAACACTATTTATGATGGGTGCAATAGCTGACTTTTATGATGATGAAGATGAGGAAAAGATATTCCAAGAAACATATAGATTATTCTTACCTATGTTTGTAAATATGTTTATTGAAATGATGAAATCTAAAGATCCAGTAGATGCTATATTATTACCAACTAAGCTTGTAATGAAACCTGTAGCATTAGTAGCTGAGCAGGTTAAGAAGGCCGTATCTACAGACTAATATAAATTCTTTCTAAGTATATGCTGCGCTTGTTCTTCTAGATCTTGAATCTTGCTTGAGATTTTTCTAATCTCTTTTATTAACATCTTTAAATGTTCTTTATCTGTGGGAGGGGTTTTGTATTCCATTTATTCCTTTATTAATTCTATAAAAGCATCTAAGTTAATAACGGCATATGGCTTACGTCTATTCTTTTTAATTACTAATACAGGCGTTCTATCTTCACAGTTAGTCTTTGCCTGGTCTATTCCCTCCCATATACTCATTCTTTCTTTGTTCTTACATTCGAAGCTGTATTTTATTACTTGCTTCGCTGCTGGGGAAAGTACAATGTCTTCCCCCGGCATACCCATTGTCTGAGACTTGATATCATCAGGAGAAAGGGACCTGAATGCATCAATGAGCATGTCTCTTAAATGGTTTTGAAGTCTACGACCCTTGGCTTTGCCACTTTTGGGTGTAGGCACGTTATCTTCTTTCTAAGGTTATTGAATCTACATATTCTTTGCGTGGGTTTAAGAACCTGTTTGTAGCTGCTAATATTTCAAATACTTCAGATGTCTCTGGCATATGTTCTTTAATATCATCATCTATTGAGGCTAACCACTGTAGGATTACTGTTGCTTCGTTTACCCTCCAATATAAGGGCTTACTATTTATTTCACGGATATCATCTTCCATTATTCTCTCCTATCGTTACATTAATATACATTATTTTTTGCACTTACCACAACAGTTATCTTTTTTCTCACCTAATAACCATTTATCTACCAACCTGGCATCGAGCTCTATGGCTTGCTTAGACATCTCATGGGGCGCATTCTTGTGTGGCGTAGATCCCACCATTATATATGCTATCATTCTGGCTATAGATAGCATTGTCTTTTCGTCCAAAACCACATTCTTCGGAAAGCCTTTTAATTGCCCTTGTAATTGTGTCATTATTTGCTCCTTTTAATAATTTACTTATTCTATTTTCTTTTCTCTCTTCAGGATCATATCCACTACAACACTCTAGGCATTCAGGACAAAAATCCCATTGCTCATATTCTATTGAACCATTTACAGTACTTATGTAATATAATAATGAAGCATTGCAGCATTCACTGACTAGTTCCTTAAACTTCAGTCTCATCATCTTCTCCCCTTAATACCCATTCTAATGCTTCTATCCATCCTGCATTATGAGCATAATCATGGAGTTCCATAGGGTAATTAGGATCCTCTTTATATCTTAACTCTTCTGCTAATACAGCTTCTATCTCTTCTTTAGATCTCATTGAAAAACCTCTTTCTTTTTTTGTTTTTAGACCCAAACTCTCTTACAGCACATTTCTTACATATCTCCTTTTCAAATGGCTGGGTCAATGATTCAATTGCTTTATTCTGGTGGCGTATAAAATAAGGTACTGGCTTTTTCCATACACCACCACAATCTTGACAATGAAAGTTAACTCTTTTTCTTTCTGGGTTTCTTACGCTGTTTGATTCCTTCAAGTTGTAACTCCATTTCATTTAACCTAAAGTCAAAGTCTAGTATTCTTTTCTGAACCTCATCTTTAAAGTCATTTATTTGCTCTTTCCAATCAACAGGAGGATGTGATTTGTCCTCTAATATTTTTAATCTTTCAAATATAGAGTCCATTGAATCTCTATGTTGAGCTATTCTATCGTTTATACTCATACACATTCATCTCCTAAAGATTGCTCTGTATATTTAACCTCACCTGTTGCAGGGTCAAATATACTGCCATTCTTTGCTTGAGATAAAGAAAACTTTTCCATCTTCTTTACATCAAAGTTAAAAGCATCTAGTTCATTATTCTCTTCTGCCATACCCCACAATAAGCATAAATATACTATAGCATCTTTTATTCTACCTCGTACATCTTCTCTTTGTGATTTATGACCCTTAACCCATGCATTAATACCATCCATATGCTTTAATAAGTATACCATTAATGCCTTTTCTTTACATATATCAAGGTTCTCGGCAACTCTTTCAAAGTTTGCAAATACATTATCTTCTGTATGAGCATATTCTTTTTGACCATCATCACGGGTATCTTTAATTTGCAGCATTATGTTCTGAAAAAGGTCGTCGAATTTCGATTTTTTCATATCTCTCCTCTTCTTGTTTTATTAGTTTATTATTAACAACATCTAGCTTTATATCTAAATGTTCACGCTCACGATTAGCTTCACACCTTACTCTTAATTGCTCTATTAATCCCGTTGTTCTACTCTTAGAAGGGATTACTGATAGTAATTTATTAGTATTATATGCTGTTCTAAATGAACCTTTAGCTGATGCTATATTCATATTGCCATCATGAAATGCTGATTTAGTGATTTCACTCACAGCAAACACTATAACATTATGCCTTACAGCAAGTTCCATCATGGCCTGAGATGCTTCTTCTGTTTTCATATTAGGATCTCTTTGCTTAGACTTAAACAAACCCATATGATCAACTACAACTATCTCTGGTTTAACAGGAAGCATAGCTATACGTTTCTCTAATTCATTAGCATAAGGACATGAATAATCTACAGTTAACCATTTAAACTTCTTATCCATACCATTTTGCATTTGTTGATAATGAGAACGCAACTCTTCTTCTGACCAACCCATTTCGATTTGTACAAACCTAGACCATATTTGCCTTGGTGACATTTCCATCTCTATAAAGTATGTTGGCTTTTTAAAACCGTTCATTATATTCTGCAAGAACATAGTCTTCATAGATTTAGGTGGAGCTTGTATAACAACTACCTCACCTGGATATATTGGGAAGTCTTCACCTGGGTATAAGTCCCCTAAATTCAATGGGTTAACATCACTACGCAAGAAATTGATTAAGCTTTGTTCCATGCTTTGTGCATCCATTACGGATTGGCTTTTCTTAGACTTAAACAATTTACATGTTTGAGAGCAATGCTTATCCATTATAGAATCATTGCAACCATATCTATTTCCTTGGCCTCCATGAGACTCATAAGCACTTTTAATTATGCTATTCATTTCCTTTGTTGTAAATGGACTTTTTGGATCGTCTACTTGTTGTCTCCACTGCTCCATAACGACACGTACAACTGATTCAGGATATAACCATCTAAACCAAGCAGAAAGGCGTAAAGCAGTAGCATGACGCTCACCTTGTGCATTACTAGATAACATGCTAGATATACAAGGATAATTGACTGGATCAGGATTTTTACCTTGACTAATAAACTCAGGAGTTTTAACCTCTTCACTTTTATTCCTTTCTAATACATCAAATACAGGTTCACATTCAAGATCAAAATCAGGTACATCTCCTGGTTTATATGCTATTTTCTTTATATCTTCATTTATATTTTCTGATTGAAGTATAGAAACAGGCACAATACATTTCCACATTCCTGCTTTAAGATTCTTAGTATTATTAACTCTAATTAATCTAGTCTTATCAGTAACTGAAGGATCTGCATAATCAAATATACCCCCATTGGTTAATGCATCTTTTACCTTTAAATGTAAATTCTTATCTGGTTTCCATCTAAACGCTGTTCCAGGTATACCAAAATGAAATCCTTTATTACCACTAAAATATAACCTGAATGGTATTTGTAAATCATCTAATACTATACTTAATCCAATTGCTTTTTTACGAGCTCCATCTAAATCATTAGAATCTGTTCCATCTACATCAAGTATAAATTCATCTGGTATATATACTAAGCCATCAAAGCCTGATAATGATTCAGTCTTACTAAAGTATTCTTTAATGCTATCATCAAAATCATATAAAGACATATAAGTATCTTTATCTATATTCATCCAATCACATACATTCCCTGCATCTTGAAAGTAATGGCGTTGAGACAATCCAAACGCAAATTCTTTTATCATTTAATCTCCTTATTTGAAACATAAAAGCCCACTTACTCTGGGTCCCCGAAACGATCCATTCAGTGGGCTCTTATTACCGGTTTATATTATTGATTAGAAGGGAATGTCACTTGTTGCTGTTTCCACTTCAGGCACATCATTTGTTAGTTTTGGCTCTACCCATTTAGTAAAGAATCCTTCAGCTTTAGACTTAAAGTATTCTACATCCTTTGGAGTAAATTCCTCTACTATATTCTTAAATGGAACTGGTGCTGCTTGATTTAATACTTTAGTAAATTTACCATCTTTATAAAAGTATACATTAACTGTTTTACCAGCTAACTCTGAAGCTTCATCATTCATTTTAATAACTGTTTCTCCAGTAGCACTTTCTAAAGCATCAGTAATACCAGCATTTGCAAATCTAAATAAGTTTCCAATAGCAAATTCTTCACCATC